CTTAGCCCAAAATCGCTGTAATCCTAGACATAGGCAATGCAGCCCACATCTGATTCATTTCATTTGATCACTGGACAACCAGTGATACGGACAGACCATGTCTGTTCTTGAAGGTGCGGATCTCCGCCCCCCAAATGTCGTCCCCCAACTTAATGTGGGACCCATCCGTGAACTCCGTATAGTCCACGTAGAGCATGGCTCCCGGGTCTTCGACCGGCTCCATGTCCTCACCCACCTCATCTAGCCTACCTATAAGGTATATGAGGGGGTCAACCACATGCACATTTACATGTGGTCTCTTGGTCCTGAGATATCTTTCCAGCCTCAGACCTAACCTCTGATCCCTTGAGATCAGAGCATAATTCGTCTTCTGTGCCAGGCTATCAGCCGTGTGCATGATGTACGAATCAGACTCAAAAAATAAATGGAGTCTTGACGCGAGTCGTACCGGTAAAGGCTCGGCCTTCCGGACGCACTCGAGTAACTCGGACATACTCGCTTCTTTGAAGTCGACCTCCGAGCGTAGCCAGGCATTAAAAACCTCCTGGCTCCCTGGTTTCTTTGTTTGATCCCAGAACCAACCCAAGCTCATGGGTTGGATACGTGGGATTTCTTTCCTAAGAACCCAGTACCCCCAGTTTGACTGTGTCACAAAACCGGGGTTCATCCACATTGATAGTAATAGTGGATAGTCAACGTTGGCATCTTCTGTGTGCCCATCGCTGTACGACCTGTCTATATCGAAGACAGGCTCAGGTGGCGTCTCCCCGCGTAACAACGCGGAGTAGTATGCCCCCTTCGCAAGCTCAAAGAATAGAGCCTGCGGGTCTACCAGTTCATCCGTATGGAGTGACTGTAGAAGTACCCTATGATTTTGATCACGGGGCCGTACTATACTCTCTGGTGGTAGGAGAGCCTCGAGGCCCTCCACCTTTGGTAAGTACAAGTGGTGCTTATGCACCACCTTGTCAAGTCGCGCAGACCTGACATACTTGTGGACAAACTTATTGTTCACAAGTGCGCTTAACCTTGCTTTGGTTTCGCGCGGGTTGAATGATTTATCATCAACCACCCTCTTCATGAATTGGTGGGAGTGCGGAAACGCACCATCACCACCGATCTCGAGAGGTGTATAAGGACTTATTGTATCCTTATCCTGCGGCACCAACAGGTGCTGCAGCAGCCCAGCTATATCGAAAGCTGGTGCTGCAGGTGTGTTCACGCTGTGAACCCACTTCGTCTCCTTTCCGAGGAGCGCGAACCTACCTATGTTCGTCATAGAGTAGGCATCTGTCTCAATGATTTGAGGCAGGAGGAGTCTGATCCTTGGATAGTCCAAGTAGTTCAACTCCTGACCGCGTTTTATTTGAACGGCGGTTGTCTGGTGCACTCTTTGTGGTAGCACCATACCTTCTTCGCAATAGAAAGCGAAGTTTCTTGACACATATGTGTCGAGCTCAGATACTTTAAAAATTTCCCCTAAGGTACTGATTTGTTTCTCCAAGACCCGAGGGTCTGAGTCAAGCGAAATCTCGTCGTCCCCTACCAAGGAGTAGATCGCGACGCGACTTTTCACACAACAATATTGGTGTGAAAGGGTGAGGATGACCTTAGTCATCATGTCACCCATCATCCAGCCACGCTGGAGGATGATCAGCTCGTAGTTACCGAGCTGGTCAGGGACAAAGGCAAACCTTTTCCCACAGTACTTGGTCTTTGCAAGTACGGCGAGTGCGAGGGGAAAACCATCACACTTAGAGGCCTCAATTAGGCCTTGCCAGATTTGTCTGGCTACCGACCGGTGACCCCAGTCAGTTGCTTCCGACAGGTCCGTCGAAAGCGCGAAGACATTATCGTCAATGATCTTCTGCCAACTCACATTATGTGGGTTTAGCGTCTCTTGCATAAATCGCCAGAGATGTCTGTCAGCCTTTAAGCCTGACCGTATTCCACGTGCACGTAACGCAGGCTGGAACAGGTGTGCGAACACGCCCATCACAACCTGGTACGCGAAGGGTGCCACGGTAATGACGCGAGCCTTTGACGGCTCCGCCACCACGTGCACCCTAAGGCACGAGGTATACGTCGGCTTTTCCAATAGCTGACATATCGCCCAGTCAAGTAAATCTTGCGGGCTTCGTACTGGTCTTCTCTCAGTGCGCACCGACTCCAACGTCTCGAGGTCGTAAGTCCTATCAATCACGTAGTGTGAAGCTAGATGGGACAGGAAGGCAGTCTTGCCTCCCTTCGCACGGGTACTTTCCAAACAAGCCGTGGGGCCTGCGGATACTTTCGCCGTACGCCCGTCTAGTCCAACTGCGGACAGACAGACCGACCTCAATACTTCGGGGTTCATGTGCACGGGAGAGGCTAGCTCCTGTACAGTTGTCTTGAACTTTTCAAGACTCGCAAACATCATTTTACTGTTTGCCATACCGGTGGCCCGAGTTTGGGTCCACGTCAGTATAAACCTGCCGAACGCGGCAGGAGAATCCATCTCATATTGGATGGATGCCCAACGACAAGCGTTGAGGTACGGAGCCATTGTTGGTTCCGAATCCACATGATCTAGGTCATCGTGGAGTGCGTATGATTTCCTCATACGCTTCTTCGTCTCTTTCCAGAGACTCTGAAACCGTGCATAGTTGTTAGCACAGTTTTCGATTGCCCAAGCAATCAAGGAGTCAAGCTGTGCATAGCTTGGCTCATCCCTACATGTAATTAGTAGGGGTAACACCGCAGCATTTGCGGTATGGAACCATGATCTAACATGGTGTAGACCACCTGAGTCCAGCTCCGCACGGAGCTTGGACCGGCAGGCGGCCGAAACCTTGAAATAAAGGTTTCTCAGCAGTACAGACTGCTGTTCACTAGGTGACATCTCTGAGAGATACCTAGGTGCGCATCGATATCGAAGCGCCACCTTCTGAAAAGAAGGTGAAATCCGACATTCAAAAATGTCGGGGATACTTCTGCGTTCGCAGAAGTAGTCCTCAAGTTTCTTGAGGAGGGTCGAGTCATTCTCGACCGCGATTCTGGGCCCGGCCCTTCCGATAGACGGCAGGGGGGGTGACCAGGATTTGGTCATTCTTCAATGACCATATTCGTTTATAAAACGAGTTCTTTCAAGACAAGTTC